CTTGGCCGTCAAACCCGCCCCCTTGGAAACCGGCAGTTTCTCGCCTCGACCGACTGCCAAACTGACCGATTTCTTGGCCATTATGCACCCATCCAAGAGTTGACGACGCCGCCACCGCCTTGTTGAGACGTGAGTGTGCGGGGTTTTTCACGATATTCGCGGGAAGCGACCGGGTAAGCAAACGTGCAGGCAAGGGCGTCCGCAGCGTCGGGTGACGCGATGCCTCTTGATTTCATTTCCTTTTTGCTTTCCAACTGGATCGACCCTGCCGAATTCGGCTTTTGGTGCGGTGCGAGGAGGTCGGCTTTCAGTTGGCGGTCATTGGGGATCGACGCGGTTTGTAGCCATTCGCGCATTTGCCCCCAGAGTTCGGCGCGTTTATTCGCGTACATCTGCGGGGTTTTGGCCTTCCAACTAAAATTCACGCCCCGGACGACCTTATACCGCTGCTCTTTTAAGCGGTCAAGAATGCCATATCCCAAGCCACCTTCGTCTAGGACCACCAGCGCCGGTTTGAACTCTTCGATTGCATCAATAACTCTGCCGACCGTTTCCATAGTGTCTTCGCCTTGGTAACGACGGACTGCCACCAAGTCGCGTCCTTGTCGGACAACGATGACGGTAGAGTCTGCGCCGCTTCGCGCAGGGTCAACTCCGATAACGCGTGGCGCGCTAGTGTCCCCGTACCGTCCGCGAGTTGCCGCACTTTCCACGTAGGAAGCCGGGACAAATTGATCGGAGTTATCGGTTGGAAACTGGCCGTAGACTTCGATTTTGGCTTGCGAGGAGTCCGGGCCGTATTCGGCGATGATTTGCTCGTAGACCGCTTTGTCGGTGTCTTCGACTTCGCGGGCGTCGATGCTTTGCGTGAACCAGAAGTTTCTTTTTGCATGGAATGCCTCAAAAAAATAGCCTTCGCCACGTCGCGGGTTGCTGAATGCGCACCAAAAACGATTCGGGGTGTTTTCCGTAAAGAAGCCTGAAGTCACTGACCAGATAGAATCTGGTATACCAGAGGCTTCGTCAAAGATCACCATGACGCCATCGTGGTTGTGTACGCCAGCGTAAGAGTCGGGGTTTTCTTCGGACCAGAGACGGCCTTCAACGGACCAGTAACGCGTGCCTTTCTTGAGGTCGCGTTCGACGAGTTCAGCGATCCACTTGGCAGGCATTACTCGAGTCGCACTAATCTCAAACCAATGTGAGTTAATGAGGAGCGCCGCCCACTTGGTGATTTCTGCCCAGGTGACTGACCGGAGCTGCGCTTCAGAGTTAGCCGAGACAATCGTGGTACTGCCGATACGGGTTGTGAGCATCCACAGAATCAACCACGACACGAGCGCGGATTTACCGATACCGCGTCCAGAAGCCGTCGCCATACGCAAGACTTCGTAAGAGGTAAGGTCTTTCTGTTTAGCGATGTGGTCGCGTACTTGACGCAGCACCTGACGCTGCCATTTGCGCGGACCTTTGAAGTGTTCGAGGGGCGTATTCTTTTGCCCCCACGGAAACACGAATAGCACGAAGGCTTCTGGGTCGTCCTTGATGGCGGCAGACCAGAGCTTGCTCATTAGAGCCTGCTCGTCCTCCGGGCTATAGATTGGCAGTTGCACGTTCTGATTCTAACGCAAGGGGTTCGGCGGAGTGGTCTTCTAATGCAACCGCTTCACCCTGCAATATTCTGCCCTGGATGACGCGAGACTCCGCTTCTTGCAGTGCCGCTGTAATGCTGATCTGGGATTTGATGTCGATGTTGATTTGCTGCTTCGGCATCCAGTCATGCAAGTGGGTGAGGAGCGCCATAGCTGCCTTGCTATCTCCATCCATAGCCGCGTTTCGCACAACGGCAGCCGCCTCAACCTCACTATCGGCACGACCTTTCGCCTCGGCAATCGACGCTGCCTGATCGAGCGCCATCAGCCGACGATACTCAATTGGGAGCAAACCCGCAGCAAAGGCCAAGGCATCTCCCTTGATGCCAAGTTTAGCGGCGGCGTAAATCTTCTCTAGAACGTCAGGCGTAGCCTTCAGTTCTCTCGGCTCAAACGGTATCGAGCGAAACGTATCTTCCACGATGTCCCCTAGCATAAGCGTGCAGGCTCATCCTGCCGGGAGGCCGCGATCCCGAACGTCCGTCGGGACTGTGTGCCGAGGCGGAGTGCAAAGCGCAAGGGGTTAACGCTTGCACCTGTTGCCTTAGATGTCCGGTATGGACTAACCCACCACACCTTCAGTTTCCTCTCGGTCGCTGCGTGCGCATCACGCCAGACGCTGTAGCGCCGAAGATACACAACACAATGTGAAGTGACAAGGAAAGTTTGGTAGGGATAAATAAAAAAAAATTGTTCACGAGTCCTACCGTAACAGTAAAGGCAAATCCCCTGGCCCTGTACCCCCCCCCCCCCCCCCCCCCCCCCCCCCGTGAGTGGTATCACGATCCATGCCAATGCGTGACCGATAGGTGGTCAAGCCTGCAAGTTGCGTAGATGCAACATAGTTGTTGCGTAGACGCAACGGAAAGCCTGGCAACAAGTGTGCCAACGCATAACCACAGCGTGGACAGGATGCTCGATGGTAAAAATTTGGTCTTTTTTCAAAGTGCAATCTGTAATTCCCACTTTTTTACACTTTCACTTTTTCTCTTTTTTTTACCATCACCTTACATAACCCCCTGTTTTTACGGTATCCGCTAGATGGTCACGCGCTACGTTTTGTTTGCGATACTTTAAAACATTGTTTTATGCTTGACCTGTCGAACAACACAACACGGAGTTAACGTCATGTCACGCAAGTATGTAGTTGAGTTCCGCGAAGCCTTACTCGATGAGACAACCCGCAAGCCTTACGCATTTTTGGGGCGTATCTACTCGCAGTTGTTTGCGACGGCTGCGGAGGCGAAGGCTTACGTCATCGCTGCCAACGCTGACCCGCGACTGTCGCAGCCCTTCCCGAATGTGTACGCGATTGCCGTTTACACCGGGCGTCTGCGCTAAGCGTTCGGATCGGCCAAAAATCATTATAGGAGCCAATGTCATGTTAGACCTTCATATTGAATTGCTAACCCTTGAAGCGATGCCCTATCTGGTCGCGCTTAGCCGCGCCCCGACTATCGACGACCTAGACGACGCGCTCGGGGTGGGCTATCGCCGCCTCGAGGGGCAACTCCCGCTCGAGGAAGCCTCGGACCTTTACTGCGACCTTGACGCCCGATGGGAAGCCTATCGGGACGCCCTGCTCGCTCGCTTTGCCGCTCACCGTTCGGGGGTGCAATCGTGAGAATGACCAAAACAATCGACTACGCCAACCGTCCCCGCTTCCTTGTGATTTGGGGCTGCAATGGTGACAACGTGTCGCACTTTTGGACGGACTACCACGCTGCCCAATATCTGCGCGCCCTCACCCTCAACAACACGCCCTGCCGTCTCGAGGTGCTGCCGTGAGAATGTCCCACATCTTCGGCGGGTTCGCCGTCCTGCTACTTATCGCCTCCCCTTGGGTTGTCCCGTCCGCAACGTGGACGCTCTATTCGATGGGCGCGACATCTACCGCTCTTGCAATTACTTTTTACCTGTTCAACGACTAACCAAAAAGGAACCATGTTATGCAAACGATTAGAACCAAGTATCACGGCCCGACCAACACTCGAGGCTCACGCATCAGCGCCCAATGTGAGGCTGGGCGTATCTACGTGCCGTACAACTATGCCTTGAGCGCATACGGCAACCACGCCGCCGCCGCCGTCACGCTGCTGCGAAAGTTGGGTTGGCCCGGAACCTACGCGGGGGGCTGCTTCGGGAATGACTATTACTGGAGCGCCGTCATTGATTACAGCGAAGGCTATCGCGACGACGCAACGATCATCTGCGCACTCGACGATGAGGAAAGCACCAGCTCGGGCGTTCTGCGTGACCTCCCGGCGTTGCGCGAGGCATTCCGCAACATCGAACGCCAAGTTGGGTTCGGTCACTTGGTGGAGGACAAATGAACACACAACACACCCCCGGCCCTTGGACTACTGACGGCAACGCCGAATCTGGAAATTTGGACATCATTTCGCCATTGGGTCGCGTTGCGATGATGGATTGCGACCACGACTTGACGGCGATTGACGCTCAATTAATCGCCGCCGCGCCTGACCTACTGGCTGCGCTGCAAATGGTCGACCGCATTTGGTCACATGACCAGACCTCTAACATCGACCCGACATCGCCGCTTGCAATCGTTCGGGCTGCCATCGCCAAAGCCACAGGGGAAAACACATGAGCGCACAAAAATGGGAAGTGCTAACCCTTATCGGGAACCATTGGGAGAACGTCTGGCAGCAGGACGGCGATCCGCTGCTATTCGACACACCGGACGAAGCAGCGCTTGAGATCGTCGAACACTTGCGCGACT